CACTGTAACCGCCAGCAGCAAGGGAAATGGTAGATGTCAACTAAACTAGATGAATGGAAAGTATTGCCCCGGCTCATGATGCTGGCGGTTACAGTGCTAACATATCAGGCGGTGCATTGGTTTATGTCACTGCCTGATCCTAGCATATCTCAGTCAGGGCTTGTCAGCGTCTGTATGGGGGCGCTCACAGGCTGCTTTGGCATCTGGATGAGTAAGGAGTCTAAATAATGTTTCAAGCTTTACTAGGTCCGATTACAAATATCGTTGGCTCTCTGGTCACTGGAAAGATGGAGCAGAAAGCGGCGGAAACTCGCTTGAAGGTTTCGGAAGCTGACGCCAAAGCTAAGATCATGCTTTCGGCTGCTACATCTGAGGCTGACTGGGAAAAGGTTATGGCAGAGGGTTCTCGTGACAGTTGGAAGGATGAGTGGCTAACAATTTTGTTTTCTGTGCCTCTCGTTTTAGCATTCTGTGGTGAGTGGGGCCGCGTTGTTGTTACTGACGGGTTCACTGCGTTGAATGAAATGCCTGACTACTACCGATATACTTTAGGGGCTATCGTGAGTGCCAGCTTTGGTATCAGGGGCGCAACTAAATTCTTTGGGAGGAAGTAAGATGAAACAGAACTTTGATGAATGCTTAAAGATGCTGCTGAAACACGAAGGTGGATACGTTAATCATCCTAGTGACCCTGGCGGAAGAACTAATCTCGGTGTAACTCAAGCGGTCTATGAAGATTGGGTGGGCCATCCCGTAACTGAAGACGATATGAGGGCGCTTACTCCTGAAGATGTAGCTCCAATCTACAAGAAAAACTATTGGGATAAGATGCGCGGTGACGATCTCCCTGATGGTGTTGATTGGTGCGCCTTTGATTGGGCTGTTAATTCTGGAAGCGGTCGCCCAGCCAAGGCTATTCAACGGGCTGTTGGCTCTGTTCAAGACGGAGCGATAGGCCCTATGACGTTGAAGGCTATCGCTGACCTAGATTCAGACAGGATTATTGAATCAGTTTATCACACGCGACAGAAGTTTTATGAGCGTTTAAAAACTTTCAATACTTTTGGCAAAGGCTGGACTAGGAGAAATAAAGAAACTCTTGAGACAGCTCTTGCGATGGCAACTAAGTCAGTATAAAAAAAACGAGTGGGTGGTTTCATCTAATAAAAATACGCTTAGCCACGGGAATGGCGGTTATTTTGATTGGTTGCGTTGCTACCAGACTGCGCCAAACGACTTGCATATCAACGGCCACCCACACGATCACTAAAATATTGTTCCGACTACTGCCATAAGACCGGCTCCACATACGAAGCCGATCATACAGCCGATCAGTCCAGCTAGATCGATCTTATCCATCACTGAGCCTCAGAATAAAGGTAGACTTTATTTTTCTTGTCTGTGTTTGGGATTGGAACACGATCAACCTTACCTTCACGATACATATTGTGCATGAACAGGCTTGTGGATCTAAGATCGAAGCCGGTGTGTTCACTGATCTCGCTGGCTGTTCGAGCCTCTCCATTGAAAGCCTGGATGATCTTATCCCTGCGGTTGTTTGATTCCCTCTTTGCCCAGGACAAGCTTTCTTCATCGATGTCTCTGGGCCTTGCTGGAAATGGTGGGCGCTCTTTCTTGCGGATCATATCGATTTCGTAGGCAAAAATCTTGTACCCACAGATTATCTCTCGCCGTTCACTGTCTGACTTTGCATTTGCCAGCATCACCCTTTTCCAGCGTTCTAAAGCCGTTCGATTATTTGGAGTAGTGCCCTCAATTCCTCTAAACTCTGCTTCAAGTTGTTCCTGTTTGAGCTTTTTGCTTGAGAGATCATCAGATCCATTAGCCTGTAGCTGCGCTTGAGCGCTGCTGTTGCGTTTTCGCTCAAGACGTTCTTCTCTAAGTCGTTCATGGGTTAGTCTCCTCCCGCAAGCAAACTTTAATTCATAGAGTTTAGCATATTTTACAACAGTTTTATATGGAATGTCGTATTCTTGTGACGCTTGGCTCATACTTAATTTATGTTCTGCCGCTTTGATTAAGGCTATTAATGTTTTCCCGTTCATTTTGTTTTTCTGCCCTTTCTAATATAGATCCATTCGATATCGTTTCGCTTAACGAAGGTGTTAAGGTTGGTTAGCGTTGTCCCCAGCACCTTCGCTGCTTCTGTCTGCGTGAAGCGGCCTTGAGCTAACGACTGTACCAGCTCAATCCGTTCTTTTTTATGACGCAGTGTCATTTCCCCCCAGATTTCCATTACTTTTCAACCTGTGCGCCAAGTATTTTGAGGCACTTTTTGTAAATGAAATTGATCTGCTCTTTGAAAGCATCGCTTAGCTGGTCAATTGACGGTTGATTTTGCTCAAGCAGCTCTCTCAAAAAAGTCATGCGCTGCCGTGGAAGCACTGGCTCCCCCGTCTTGGTTGCTTCGATCTTGGTATATGTACCAATCAAATTAATCAGGTTTTTGGAGAAGTCTTGCGGATCATACGATCCCTTTTCATCGCCAAGGTGGTTTTTAAGAACAAGCAGATCAGCAGGGTCTACGTCAGGGAGATCCTCACCAGCATAGATATAAAGACCGATCCCGTGCATGGCGATAGTCTTGACCAGGCAACGCATCCGGCTTTTGTTTATGGCTGCTGCGTCTGGATTTTTTATTGCGCGGTTATTGTGGTCCATCACTGCAAGCCACATCATGTGACTGACGCCATCGATCGTTACAGTTGATCGAACTTCCCGCGTGGTGTCTGGGTAAACAATGTCTTCATCCATTGTGTATGACGCGCTGTCGGAATTATTCTGCACCGATTTCCATGCGTCTGCCCATGAGAGGTAATCAAACTTACCTTTTTTCTCCTTATCATCATTAACATTTAGTTTAGATAATCTGTTCCATACTTCACTCATTTTATCACTCCCCTTGTTCTGTTAAATTTAGCCCTGCAAGCTGGCCTGCCCCAATGGCTTGTCTTTCTTCCAGGCTTGCCCGTGACCTGTACCCAGCAATCATCTGGGCATTGTTCATTTCGGACTTTTCCTAGATGCTTGTGCAAGGAACATTTTTCGAAATAAACCTTTTCGGTTACAGTTTTAGAAACTTCAACAATCTTCATTTTATTCTCACCGTGATCGACGGTTGCCCTGGGTTTACTTCACAACCCGGCACGGTTTCGCCCTGATCCATTTGCTTCTTAATTGCTACGAGATCCGGTTTCACTGTCACGGTTGTGAGCTGCGAAGGAATATCGTGCGGGTCAACTATCTTTACAGACCATCTCGCCTTTGTTCTGCTTATCGTAGCAAGCGGGTGCTGGATCTTTGTTTGTCTCATTGCATCCATGAGCTGTCCAATAGTTATTGAAATCGCGTCCTGTTTGGCGGAAAGTCGCTTGGCTCGGTTGGCGTAAGTCTTAGCCAGTTCTTTTGCTGCGATCTCGTAAGCCGCACATTCACTGCGCTCCTGGATCAACTTGCCCAGAATGTCCATCGCATCAGTCTCACCGTCCAGCGTATCAAGAAAGGTGTCTTGGTCGTCGCCGGTGTAAAGCCGGATACTGTCGGCCATTTCGCGAATATCTTCGAATTTAATATACATATTGTTTCCCCTTTTCTGTTATCTGCCATACGATTTCGTTGTTTTCGTAGGCGTTCTTTTTCCGTTTGCCGGTGTCTTCTATCAATTCCATTTCTTGCAGTTCCGTGAGGCGTGGTCTTATGCTAGTGATAGGTAGCGAAGCGGCAAGCGCGACCTGCTCCCCTGATCCTCCCCTCAGGGCCCACAGCGTTTGCAAGGTATGCAGCCTCTTTCCTGCGACCCGCTTAGCCACCTGGTGCGCCGCCGCGACTTCGGTATCTCCTGCCGCGCGGTGGTGCATCTTTTTTATGTTTACCTGGTCAATCATATTCGTCCTCACTTTCTACTTGGCCGGTTCCCTTGCAAGTCTCACAATGATCATTGCGGAAATAATCGGCCATCAATTGCACCTCAACTTTTCCATCCCCGTTGCAGTCAGCGCAATCAACCATCGCGCTTTCCTTGAGATCTTCCATCCAACTTTTGACCCGGCCCATCACAAGATCCCCGCAAAGAAAAACAGAATATAAAAGGTTCCGAAAAGTGACACCACGCCGATGAAGTCTTTGACCCATTCTTTCCAATCGTCCATTATGCTGCCTTCCTGTCTGCAGCTTGTTGCTTATGCAAAGGGCAATGCATTTCAAAGCATTTGAAAGCGGTTTTAGTAGAAAGCCACGCCCTTTGGTTTTCCTTATAATATAAAGGGTAATATTTAAGGGCTTCACGCTGCAATTTCCGCATTGGCTTTTTGGGGCTTTTTTGCGTCAATTCATAAAGCAATTTCATGCGGGCAAGATAATCTAAATCAAACATATCTAAGCCCCCCTTATTCTGCAGCTATTGAATGGCAGCGCGATCAGATCCCGCGCTGCTGTTTCAATTGTTAGCCATAGTTGGTCATTGCGTTTCATTGTACCCGCCCCGCTAGTTTTTTGAATGTGCTGCAAGCGCGGTCTATGCCGTGTGTGCTGGCCGCGTCTGTGAATTGTTTGCGCGTTACGTTGCGCCCGTTGTTGTCTGTCAACTGAATCACATAATTGCGCTGCGTGTCGTTCTCCGCGATCACTAGAAAGCCTGCGTGATAGTCAACTTCATGTGTGGATGTTTGCCAAAGAGTTTGCATTATGCTGCCTTTTCCTGTTGTTGCGCTGCCCAAACCAAAACCCCTGCGCGGTGCAATTGAGTAAATTCGGGGATCATTTCTTGTGCGCCGTGCTTGATAATTGAATAAGCTTGGCAAAGTGCGTGTAGCTCTATAGTTGCCTCGCGCTCCTGCTGGCTATCGGCTGGCATCTGGATTAAATCCAAGGCCGCCTGCTTAATTACTGAATAAAGTTGTTCTTGACGTTCCATTATGCTGCCTCCGCTTTTGCGACTGTATCAGTTTGCACGGCAATCGCGTTTTTGTCTGTTTTCATGTAGCTTACAGTAATTGATTTGATGACATGGGAATAAGTGCGGCAAGGCGCGTTTTCATCAGCGTCACGGTTAAGCCAATCAACAAACAACTCAGCCACTTCCAGCGCCACACCGTCGGTGTCATGCCAATTGCCGGCTTGGACTGTGCGGCGGACTGTGTTGCGATCATAGCCTTGCCAAGTTGCAATGTGCTTGCCACCGCCGCAATATGAAAGCGTTATGTGGTGAGCGCGGTTTACTGTGGTGATTTGCATTTTGTTTCTCCTGTTGCGTTGTTGCTTGAATTACATTAGACCGATATCACAATGATCGTCAATACAATTATTCACAAATTGTGGATTTATTTTACAAGTTGCTGAAAACAAAGGAAAACAAAATGAAATATCAGAACAAGGACGAGGACAAAAAGCCGCTCGTCGTGCGGTTGCCGGTCGGATTAAAGCAGCGGCTTGATATCGCTTCCAATCAACAAGGGATATCGCAAAGCCGGTTGGCGGTGGATCTGATATCAGAAGGCTTGAACCAATCTGTCAGCCTGGAAGCTATCTTAGATGATGTCGGGGTAATTGAATCCGACGATACATCAGACGTTAAAGACTGGCTCAATCGGATATGACAGCGGCCTATATATGGTTGCCAGGTCAACCGATCGGCAAAGGTCGGCCTAGGTTTACAATGACCGGCAGGGTCTACACTCCAGAAAAAACGCGCAAGTTCGAGCATCGACTGGCTGCAACTGCATCAAATTATATGATGCTGCACCAGCTTGAGCCGACAACATTGCCGTGCATCGTTCTTATCAAAGCGCAGTTCGAGATCCCGAAGAGCTGGACGAAGGCAAAGAAAGCCCAGGCGGATGCAAACGAGATTTACCCAGGCAAGCCGGATATCGATAACATTGCCAAGATTGTCCTGGATTCATTCAATGGCGTGGTGTTCGAGGATGATGCCCAGGTTTACGATCTGCGAGTGATAAAGACATATGGAGATCCGTGCCTGGTTACGGAAGTTACCTGGTGATAAAAAAGGCCCCTACAAGCAGGAAATCTTGCAAGGGCCTAAACTGTGGGCTACACTGAAAGAGCAAACAAACAATGCAGGGTCAAGATAGAACGATCCTGCCCAAAAGAAAAGGCTTAAACGATGTCATTCAAAGCGACAAACTGGGCGTTGACCATTAAGGGCCTTAAACCGGCAACAAAGATCGTGCTGATCTACCTATCCGATCGGTTCAATCCAGATTACGGATGTTTCCCCAGCATAGCCAAGCTGGCGGAAGATTGTGAGATGAGCGACAAATCAGTTCACACACACTTGGACAAATTAGAAGCCGCCGGTCTGATAACTAAGACGGCCAGGACCAAGGGAAACGGCATCAAAACGAGCAATAGTTACAAGCTTCATATGCCAGCAGATCCCGATGTGAAAAATTTACAGAACGGATATGTAAAATCTACAGGTTCCGATATGAAAAATTTACATAGTAACCTAGTAAGTAATAACCATGTAAAAGATAACCCTAAGAATATGTCCATTATTGGTCAGCCATTGCAGGAGCTATTATCTAAAAAGCTGCCATTCCCAGGACAGCTATTCGATGATCTGTGGAAGATCTATCCAAAGAAGGTCGGCAAAGGCACAGCTAGAAAAGCATTAGAAAAGGCACTGGCTAAAGAAACAGAGCATAAGATCCAACATTCACTAGCTCTCTTCGTTCGAGCATGGGGAAGCCAAGATAAGAAATTCATGCCGCACCTGGCAACCTGGCTAAACGGTGAAAGATGGGATGATGATATCCAGGAGGCTTCGTTGCAGGATATGACAAGCGATCAGCAGATGCAGGCCATTCTAGGATCGCTAACAACCGACAGAAAGATGATCCAATGAAATACGATCAACGTACAAGATCAATCGGAGCATGGTTACAGCAAGAACTACAATCCTACGATGTACCCGCAAACCACACCACAGCACGAGCAGCCGCCGAAATGTCGGCAATGGTCGAGGATATCAATTCAGAGATTGCAGACGGTATCAACGAAGATGCAATGAAACACGTTCTAAACAAAATGTCCCAAGATGTCCGCAAGAACAACCGCACACGATCATGGCCCACGCCCTACAACTTCGTTAAAGCAGCACAGAAATGCAGTGACGCATACAAACCCGCGCAGATCGGAGCAAAGCAGCCAACCACATTCGATGCAGATGCAATCGCCGCAAAGCGTATGAATAGTGGAGAACCAGTCGCAGAGACATTTATCAGAGGATCTGGAG